CGGGTCGGTCGTGGGGCACATCCTGGTCGAGCTCCGCCGGGCGGCCGGTGCTGAGCTCATGCCGGATCATGGCAGCAGTCTGGAGGCGTAGCCGCACCTCCAGCCAATCCGCCACGGCATGACCGGCCGCGTCGACGTTCGCTGGCCCTACAGCCAGCCACAGAGCTCTCCTGAGTGAAATCTTCATGTTGGTGTGGGTGGAATGAATGCCGGATGGGCTCCGGCGGGCCTGCTGTTAGGGCCTGCGGCCCCTGTGAGGCGAGCAGGTGCCGGAGCCGTAGCCGTCGCCGTAGCCGTAGCCGTAGCCGTAGCCGTCGCCGTTGCCGTCGCCGTAGCCGTCGCCGTCGCCGTCGCCGTCGCCGTAGCCGTCGCCGTAGCCGTTGCCGTTGCCGCTGCCGCTGCCGTAGCCGTCGCCGTTGCCGTCGCCGTAGCCGTCGCCGTCGCCGTAGCCGTCGCCGTCGCCGTAGCCGTAGCCGTTGCCGTTGCCGCTGCCGCTGCCGTAGCCGTCGCCTATCGGGCGGAACATCACAGCCCCCAGTCGTCAGCAACCGGCACCGAGAAAATCTCGGCACCAGCAGGCATGTCAACATCGGCCATGGGCCTAATGTCTGCGAGTGAGGGATCTTCAATCACTTTTGAGAACCCGCAGGATTCCCATCTAAACACCCACACGCAGCGGGACAGCCGGATGCGCCCGTCCTCGCGCACAACGTCGCCCGCAAAGATCCAGCCTCTGTCAACAACGACCACGGCACGGCTGCCCGTGGGGCGCTGGTCGGCGCGAACGTAGTTGATGCCGTTGACTGAAATGGTGTCCATGATGTGATGCGCAATGGAATGAATGCCGGATGGGCTCCGGCGGGCCGTGGTCATGCTGCTGCCAGCAGCCGGCGGACGGTCGTCCTGCTGCAGCACAGCCGGTCAGCGATGCGCTGTTGTGTCCAGCCCTGGCGGCGCCAGCGGCGGGCGCGCTGCTGGCGTGATTCCGTGGCCCATAGCAGGACCAGAATCGGCAGCAGAATCACCGCGAGGATTAGTGCGGTGGTGGTGGTCATGGCGTGGTGTGGTGTGACGCCCGGGAATCATGACCCCCGGCGGGCGGCCATGCGCAGGCGCTGTCGCAATCCGTTACATCACCCTCGGCTGCCCTGCACCGACCGGTCGCCGTTGTAACGGCCTACCTCCCGGTAGCTGCGGATCGGTGCATCGGCCATCGTGTGGAACACCATCTGGCCGATCTTCATGCCAGGCCAGATCGGTACCGACTGCAGCTGCCGGACGTTCTGCAGTTCGAGCGTCAGGCTGCTGCCATGCCAGCCGGGGTCGCACCATCCGGCCAGCAGGTGATTCAACCCCTCCCTGGCCCTGCTGGACTTCAACACGAACTGAGCTGACATGTGGTCGGGCAGGTTGAAGGTCTCGACCGTGTGGGCGAGGATGAACTGACCCGGCCGGAGCCAGTACGGGGCCGCCTCGTCGTGATCGCTCAGCGGGTATGGCACCATGCGAGGCCCCTCGCAGGACTCCATCAGGATCTGATCGCCCAGCCTCACATCAAGGCTGGCAGGGTTGATCAGCTGCTCATCGAACGGTGACACCATCGGCGATGGGCCGGTGCACAGCGCACAGATGCGCCAGTCAGGAAGAATGGCCATCAGAGCTTGCCCCCCAGGTAGTCGCAATCCGCCAGCCACTGCCGATCAGGATCAACATGGAACCGCTCGCAGGTGGCCAGCTCGCGCCAATACCGGCCGCGCTGGCCATCATGCGCAGCGATGTGCGCGCGCGCAACCGCGCAGCGCTGCAGGTTCAGGATCTGGATTGGGGTCATTTGCTTTTGCGTGATTGCTTGATTTGCATGTACTTAGCGTAGGCATCACTCTTGGGCTGGGTCATGCCAAGCCCCTTGCACCACCAGTCATTGCGAAGCAATACCTTGCAAAGCCTGCGCCATGATGGCGCCCAGTATTTTTTCTCAAGCTCAGGAGGCGCTTCGTCGGGGATCCCTTGACTGTAGCCACGGTCATGCCAGCCCTTGAGCCAGGCGCGGAAGCGCTTAAGGTAATGCTTCCGCGTAACCTCGGGCATTGTAGAAAGAAGCAGGTTGCAGAAGCTCTTCCACGTATGGCCTGGCGGCAAGGTGATTTTGTTGTATCCGGTCATGTTTCCGGTCTCGCCGATATACAGAGAGCCGGAGTTGACACCGTTTACCCTGGCGACGACTCGCCCCCAGGTCTGAGGTTCAAGCAAGTGGTAAAGCCACAGCCCCCTGCGCTGATCGTCCCCATACGGCTGACACAGGCGCATTTGCGAGAGGCTAAGCCCAGCGGCGTGCATCCTGTCGTAAATCAAGTTGTGCTTGAGGCTCGGGTAAGTGGCATGATACTTCCAGATATCAGTAACATGCCAGTCGTAAATAGGATAGACATTGTAGACCTGATTGACCACTAGGGTCGTCCATCGCTTGCCGACATGGGTTTCCTTTTCCCATCGGCAGATTGTCCGCCACCTGTTCAGGCTTTCGTCTGCGCGGATGCCAATCATTGCGGCGGTGGCCTGGTCACCTCCATACCAGGCCGCAAACAGCTCCACAAACTCTTCAAACTCCATCCACTCAGTAAAGAAGTCAAAGAATGCCGGGTCGGTGATGACTCCTTGTCTTTTGGGTGGCGTGCGCACCCAATCAGCCTCCCTACCTGGCTCCCAGGCACACCACACAGGTTCGTAGTTTGACACTGCGTTGCGCAGCTTAATTGGCAAGCAAACCCAGTAAACGTCAATGCAATCCGCGTAATCATCCAGCATCTCTTCAATGTGCTGAATGGTCAAATAATATTGAGCCTCTAAGTCGATAATCAACACGCCTAGCTTTCGGCTGCGGCGCCTTGCCTCCTGCGCCGCCAAGTGGAACAACACAGAGGAATCCTTGCCGCCACTAAACGATACATATGCTCTCTCAAAGTGATCAAAGCAATAGCGAACCCGATCCTGGGCCGCGTCAAGCACGCTTACGCCGATTCCTTTTTTCATCAGTAAAGCTCCGCCTCCGTTCTTCCGCCTGCCTGCTCCATGTTCACCGGACTGTGTCCATTGCCTTCAAGCCAATGATTTAGGTAAAGCAAGGCAAGCCCATCCGCATCTTGCTTTTGCTCGTCGTCAAGCAAGTGGTAACCACCGCGACAACAGGATGGCATTTCGATTGCGTACGCGGCAGCCGCCTGGCCCAGCCAAGCGATGCGATTCATCCTGTCGTTAGTCAGGTAATGCTCGCAGCTGTAGCGCCATTCCGAAACGACAGTTTTCAGAGCAGACTCAAACCTAGGCATGTCAGCCAAGAACTCGCGATAAAGTTCTTCGCCTTCATCTTGGGACAGCCCACCTGGCGGGCGCTCCGCATAAAAGCCGTGCTGATAACATTCCCACTTTTCCCATGTGTGAAGAATTCTGCCGTTTTTCTTTGGCTCGTAGTCAACTGCGACGTCCGACAGGATTTCCGCTGAGACGTTGTCTTGACGATCTGCCTCCCATGCCTCTGAAAAGGCTTGATCTGCGAATAGTTCAGCCAACCCTGTGATCTGTGTAAGTCGCAGGACTTCATCTGGATCCATGCCAAGTTCTTTGCCGATCCTTTGATCGCTCCAGTTTCGCCGCTTGAGTTCGGCAACAATGTCTGACATGGCGTCCACGCTGTGTTTGCCCCTTGCCCGGTTGTGGCGGATGGTGGCGGCGATCCTGTCATTCTTGCCAGCTTGAGAAGCGTTGATCGCCACTACCGGCAGATATCCACAGATACGCTTGCTAACGTCTCGGTTTTCTTTGCCGACCCTGTTACGATGAAATCCGTCCACGACTTCCCTGCCCTTTTCTGTTGGCAGTGTGACAATAGGCTGCGTGTATCCATCGGTCAAGATTGAATGCGCCAGTAACTCCATCTCAGGTGGCGCAACGCTGTTTGGGTTGTAGTCGTTGGCGTAGACGTCTGGGGATCGGACCCAGGCTACGAAGTCCACTGGCTCATTCTTGAATGGGCTGGCTTCATGCAAAATGCGGCGAGCATCATTCAATAGCTGCACTGCCTCGTCAATGGGAAGCTGTTTGATCTGTTCGGCAATCTTGCGGATGCCTGAGAGACTGATCGCATCTTGCCGGACGACTTGGGCCACCGCAGCGGCCTCGAGGACTGGCAGGCAATCGAACAGTGATCCTTGTGTCTGTGCGTTCATCAGCCCACCCCCTGCCCCGCCTTCCACCACTGGAGCCAGTCGAGCATGTACTCGCTGGCACCTGGCATCATCCGGCTGGGTCCGCTCACATGGGCCAGCCACCGGCCGAAGCTGTCGGCCTTGACGGTCTCGATCACCAACCGTTCAGGTGCCATCAGGAACAGTTGCAACGCCTCCGCTGCTTCCCTGCCCCCAGGCTCCCGCCGTTCCGGCATGTCGCAGCCGAGCAGCCGAATCCGTTGGGTGGTCGTGAACCCGAAGCCGACATCAATCGAGGCAATGAACGTATCGCCGTCGATCACCCGCACCAATCGGCAGTTCTCGAATCGATAGGTCGGTGTCATTCCGCCACCCCCATCGCCGCCGGCGCTGATGCCTGGCGGTCCATCCACTGCCCGGTCCAGGTGCCGCCTTGCACCCGCGCGGCTGCGCCGACATGGCGCAGCACGGCACGGGCAGT